CCGATGGCCTCCATCACACCGTTGAACCCACTCGAGGTGATGTCCCCGTCAGCAGCCTGGAACGCCGCACCGAATGCCGATGTGGCCTGCTGCACCTTCGTCGCAGCGGCCGGAGCCTTGTCGGCGATCGATGAGAACCCCTGCACCACCGTCCTAAGCGGTGACTGGCTGGACTTGCCCATCGTGATGAACGCGTCCTGAAAGCTGGCCTTCGCCTTGTCGAGGTCGCCCTTCAGATTGTCCGTGTTGACCCGGGCCGTCTCCATGGCCGCCCCGGACTTCCCGACGTCCTTCGTCCACTTCGCTACGCCTTTCGCACCGTCCGTATAGAGGATGGACGCGGCTCTCACTGCATCGCTGCCGAAGATGGTTGACATGGCCGCGTCGCGCTGAGCCGGTGTCAGCTTGGACATGGACGTCTGCAGCTGCCCCGCGAAATTCGACAGCCCGACGAACTTGCCAGAGGAGTCATACGCGGCGATGCCCAGCTTCTCCATCTGCCGCTTCGCATCAGCCGCAGGATTCGACAGCCGCTGCAGCATCGACTTGAGCGACGTGCCGGCATCCGACCCCATCAGGCCCTTATTGGCGAACTCGGCGAGCACGCCCACCGTCTGATCCAGGGACATGCCCATCTGGGAAGCCACCATGCCGCCCTGGCTCAGCGCCTGGCTGAGCTCTGAGACACCGCCCTGCGCCAGGTTGGCGCCCTGCGCCAGCACGTCCGCGATGTGGCCGACGTCCTTGCCCTTCAGCCCGAACTGCGCCATCGCCGAGCTCGCGGTCTCAGCGGACTCTCCGACGTCCATCTCACCCGCGGCCGCCAGGGATAGGGCTCCGGTCAGGCCGCCGCCCATGATGTCCTGGGTGGAGACGCCGGCCTTCGCCAGGGCCTCCACCGATTGCATCGCATCGGTGGCCGAGACGCCGAACGTCTTGCCCATCTTCATGGCCTGGGCCTCGAGGGCCTTCAGCTGCGGCTCCGTGGCCTCACCAGTCGCCCGTACCTTGGAAACCTGCGCCTCGAAATCCATCGAGGACTTCGCAGCCGCCGCCACCGCAGAGCCGACGCCAGCAACCCCAGTCACCATTCCGGCCGCCGAGGTTACGGCCGCCTTCATCCCAGCCCCCACACGGCTGGTGGTCCTCTGGAACCTTTGGAGGATCGTCTCCGCCCCGGCCACCTGACGGCGCAGCGCGTCAGTGCGGGCCTCGAACTTGACGACCATCGACCGCCCGGCACCACTGGCCATCAGCGACCCGCCTCCCACCTGGAGATCGCCGCGTCAATGACATCCATCCACGCGTTGATCATGATCGGGGTGTCACGCCTCAGCGTCGGCCAGAACCAGTAGCCCTCATGCTGCGTCCAGGGCTTGAACTGGCGGGTGGTCTTTCCACGATGCGAACCGAATTCAGCGCCGAAGAACACCTGCCCGGTCTGCACGCCCTTCTTGAACAGTGGGGATGAGCCGGCCGCCTTGATCGTCGGAACACGATCCGACCTGGCGCGGATCTTCGACGCCGATCGCACAGCCTGCGCACCGTGGGACGCGGCCGTCACACGGATCCTGACAACCTCGTCCTGGGCGATCTTCTTCGAAGCCTTCCGGACATCGGTCGAGATCTCCCTGGGCATGCCGCGCAGCGAGTGGAGGATCTTCGGAAGACCCTCCACATTGATGTGCAACGAGAACTGATCCCCGGCCATCCCGGCTCACCCCTTCTCCATGTCCTCGGCCTGCTCCTGCAGGATTGCGATGACGGTCGCCACGTCGGCGGGATCCTCCTCGGCCCACTCCGAGGGGAGCCGGTGCGTGGCGACCGCCAGCTCACAGATCAGACGGCTGTATCCGCCTGACCAAGGTTTGGGAGCTCCACACCCTCATCACCGTCCGACTCGTCCTCATCTGCGTCGTCGGGGCCCTCCTGGCGGAGGTCCTCAACTTTGTCGATGAAACTGTCAGCAGTGTTGATGTCAGGAATCTGATCGTCGCCGCGCTTCAGCGCGGAATACGCCACCCACAGCATCTTCTGGAACGACAGATCGCCGCCAGCGAGGAAACCCTTCTTGTGCTGACGCTCCCACTTGACGACGTCGATCAGCTTCGACTTCCCGGACAGAGTGCGGCCGTCATCCAGATCGACCTCGAATTCCCCAGTCGGGGAGACGGAAACGAGCTTCTTGCTCATGGGTCAGCAGTCCTTTCTCACGGAGTGGTGGTGGTCAGAGGGGACGGCTGGCCGATCACGGGCAGCTTCGCGGACACCTTCGAGAAGGATCCCTGCTCACCGCCAAACTCGGTCGCCATGCAGCGGATCACACCGGCGAATCCGCCCTCCGGCTCCCCGGTGTACGGCCTGAACGTGAACGGCATGGTCTTGCCGTGATTCACCCGCATGAACTCGGAGAGCGCCTTGGTGGCGTCCTCCTTGTCACGGCCGGCGAGATAGCCGACCTCCAGCGTCCACTCCGGGTCATCGACCTCCGAATAGACGCCCTCGGGGCACAGCGCCTTCTCGGTGGAGGTGTCGGCGTCAGGGGTGAGCTTCACGCTCTGCACCTGGCACTTGAAGTTTGTTCCGGTGGCCTCCACTCCGATGATGAGGTCCACATTCTTGAGATATGTCGGCTCGAAAGCCATGATGTCCTCCAGTTATCCCAGGATTTCAATATTTATAATGACACAAGGAAACGATTGTCCCTGAACGTCGTATGAGCCGAATTCCGAGCCCTTCACCCCGCAGTTCGACACGAGGCCTCCGAGGGTCTGATCCGCCTCGGTGACGTCGATGAGGTGCTGCGCAACGGCTGGCCACAGCTCCTCGAGCTGCGCCAGCTCTGCGGTGGGGGAGGTGCCGGCGGCCGGCGCCACCACCGCCACCGGGACGGTCCACTCATCGAGGCAGAAGGTGCCCTCCCGGTGATCCCAGGAGGGCATCCCCACGACGATGGCCGGCAACACCGGCAGACCGTCCACCACGCCGGCGGCCACGACAGTCGCCGAGACGCCCTCGAGAGCATTCCCGAGTGCCTGGCGCACGACAGCTGGGGTGATCATCCGAACACCACCCGCCTGTACGGCGCGATCAAGCTGTTGACGTCGCGGTCGTTGATCGGCACCCTCGCAGGCCCGAACTCACCCATCCCGATGAACCCATCCGGAGAGTTGCGCCTGGCGAGGTAGCGGGCCGTCAGCAGGCTGACGGCCTTCACCAGGTCACCAGGAACATCCACACCAGGCTGTGCGGGACGGAAACGGATCCTGGCCGCAACCCAGGCGTCCGCCGCTGCCCACGACTCAGCCACAAGGGTCTGGTCGTGGGTGGCGAAGTCTGGACGGATCTGGTCCAGAACGGTGATCTCAGACACGACGCCAGCCCCGGTCAGCTGCCGGCAGTCCCAGCGACGGACATCTTGCAGAACGCCGATGCGTCGAGGACCCCGGTAGCCGCGTAGCCGCCGTAGGAGACCCCGATCCCGAAGACCTTCGGCTCGACGGCCTGCAGCAGCCCGATGCGCTCCTCGTAGAACTCGGCCAGGTTCGAGCGTCCGAGGATCACGGTGCCGGCAGGAAGTCCGGGAACCATGATGCGGGGGATGTCGAGGATCGACCCCTCGAACCCAGAGACGCGGGCAGCGCCCGGGTTCTCGTTGGTGGCGGCAGTGACGTTAGCCATGGTCAGGAGAGTCCCCAGGGAGGCCCACATGTCCACCGACGTCCAGATCGTGTTCACCAGGCGCAGCGAGGAGGCCCGCTTGGTGCCATTCCCGGTCATCGCCTTCACGGCTGCGCTGTACAGGCCCTTGACCCATCCGGCGAGGTCGTCGGCGGCGACCGTCTCAGACTGCGTGACAGCGGTCGCGAACTGCTGAGCAGCCCAATCCTCAGTGTCAGTGCCGTAGATGACTTGCAGATCCGAGATCACCGAATCCCACGCGGACGGGGAGGTCCAGTCGATGTCCTGCCTGCTGATGTTCACGAACCCGCCGAACGTGTGCTTGGTGAACGGGACACCCTCGATCTTCAGATCGGAAGAGATCAGCTCGCCCTTCTCAGCGGTCTGCTCGGCAGTCTTCGTGTGACCGGTGATGTGAGGCCGCTCGAACGACTTTCCAGCGATTCCGGCCAGAGGCTTGGCGCCGATCGAGGAGACGAACGGGCGGGCCCCGTCGAGATCCTGGAGGATCTCCCCGACAATCGGAGAAGGGAGCAGTCCCGGGGTGTCGGCGGTGGTCTGATGCTCGCCGGCCTCCACGTCGTTGACGGCCCGCTGCAGGGCCATGACGTCGCGGCCCAGCGCGGCCGAGACGCGCTGCTGCGCGTCGGGGGAGGGGGCGACCTGGGCGCCGGCATAGCCGACGGCCCTGATGTAGTCGGTGATGAACTGGCCGGGCGTCTTGTAGGCCTGCTCGCGGGGCTCGATGGACAGCCTGCGCTGCTCACCGTCGCCGCGACGCTGCCGGGCCTGCGCTGCCGGCTTGTGGACCTGATGCTCGGCGCGGGTCTTCTCGAAGTCTTCGAGGGGCTTGAGCTGCGCGTCGATCTCGCTCATGCGCTGACGGGCCGACTCGACGTTCTTCAGTTCGGCGTCGACCAGGTCGCGCTCCTCCTCATTGGCCTTGTCGAGCAGCTGGGAGATGAACTCCTCCTGCTCGGAGCGCTGCGCATACAGCCGCTCAAGGACCGGGTTTCCCATGATGAACCACCTCTCCAGGGGGTGCGAACAGTGACTGTGTTCGCTCCTCCGTGGTGGCCCATCCCCCACATCAACTGGTGGCCCGTTTACTCCGGGTTGGTGCGGTTCGTCTCCGGCGGGGAGCAGAAGGACCTGCGCCCTTCTGGTCATTCATGCTGGCATCCTGCCGCCCTGAAATTCCCTCACCGTCGGCATGCTCAGGTTCAGCCCGCTCAGGGCGCGGATCAGGTTCCTCAGCCTCGGCGGCGAGATGCCCGGAGATCATCTCGTTGATCGAGGCGCGCAGCGCGGCCAGATCAGCCGGGGACGGAAGCGTCATCATGATGCGTTCCTCCGATTCGCGGCCAGCCACTGCGCCCACGCCTCCCGCTTCGGGAACACGAGCTCGTGATTCGGCATCTCGCGGCGTTGCTCCCTGGATCTCACCTGGGAAACCTTCGCGCCCGCGAACGCGGGCGTCGGGGTGAGACTGACCTCGAGGAGACGCGACTCCAGCCTGGTGACCTTGTCCATGCCGTCGACGCCGCGGTTCGGATCCCAGTCCTCATCCGGCACGTACTCCCACTCGCTGCGGATCGGCGCGAAGCCGATGGACAGGCCCGTCAGCATGCCCTTGTCCGCCAGGTCGGCGGCGCGCTCGGCCTCCTCCGAGGAATCCATGCGCCACGTGCAGTCCAGCCCGTTGTCGTTGTCGTCCCACTCCTCCGACACCCCCACCGGGAAACTGGCGTTGTTGTGCCACAGCAGCAGCGGAAGCTTCCTGGCCGCCTCCCTGATGCTCTTCGCGAAGGACTTCGGGGCGTGCTGCTCGGCGAACCAGCCAATCGACGCGAACGTGTTGTACGGCACCGCACGGCCGCTGATCGTCCGGCCGTCGGCCTCCATGTCAACAAGCTTCAAGGACACCGTCGAGGTCCTCACCTCGGGCGCCCGCAGCGTCACAACGTCACTCATGCCTGAACCTCCTGTGCCACCGGCGCAGCCGGCTGAACATCGAATGAATCGCCGCCATCCACCGGCGCCTTCCCCAGATACGACCTGGCCTCATTCCGGGTCAGGATCTTGGAACTCACGGCCTGGGCCAGGAACGCGACCGTCGTCGGCATGTCATCACCCAGCAGCGCCTGACGATCGAACCGAAGGTCAGTGCCAGGTGGCAGCCACGCCTTCCCCCACGCCTGCTCGAACTGGGAGATCATCAAGCCGAGGGTCTGCCGCATCAGCATCAAGAACATCGGGCCAGGGCTCTTGTACGTCAGCCCGCTGGATTCCCCGCCCAACCAGAACGAATCCAGGTTGAACATGTTCGCCACATCCACACGACTGAGCTTGCGGGCCTCGGAGAGCTCCTGATCAGCCGGCGACCACGCCAACTTCACAATCTCCGTGCCATTCGGCAACACCGCCGGCGCCCTGGTCGGCCCGGAGAACTTCTCCATCCACGACGACTTCGCCGCGTCCGCCTCCTCCTGCGACAGCTCAGAGTTCGGAACCACAATCGCCACCGATGGCACAGCCGAAGTGTCCAGCACGCGCGCCTCGTAGGCCTCCTGATCGGCCACCTTCCCCAGCGATGCGAGGTGTTGCTCGACCACCCCGACTCCGATCAGCGTGTTCCACCTGTTCGCGCCCCGTCTGACGTGGATCACATCGGCGCTCGGCACTTGCACGCCGTCGATCCAGTAGATCGGGGCCCCGGTGACAGGCTCCTCGGTGACAGCAACCCTCGGCGCCGGAACCCACGCCATCGTCAACGGCCACCCCGACTCCGACCGCGACGTGACGACGGAGACGGCGTTGCCGTGGATCCACCAGTCCATGAAGTTCTGCTCCACGAACCACGCCGTCTCAGCGTCAGGATCCGGGCGCATCAGGATCATCCACGGCCACGGCGACGGCGACGCACCCACCCACGCGTTCATCGGCATCGTCGCCGGCATCGACGCCACAATCCCCAACGCCCGCGCCACCTCCGGAATCCCCTTCGCACGATCCGGATCCGTGGCCATCGTCCACCCGGTCAGCACACCAACCGGCCCCACGTTCAGGGTGCGCACCTGCTCGGCGGACAACCCCGACATGCCCCCACCGATCGTGTACAGCGCCATCAGAAGATCCTGAAGACGGGCTTGACGGGCTCGACGTCGCCAGGATGATCAGCGGCCCACACAGCCGCCGTGGTCGATTCGAGCACCGTCACGGTCACCTCCGAAGTCTTCGCCCACATCGTCAGCCCAGTCTTCGTCTCCCGAAGCCCGGCATGACGCATGGAATCCTCCAAGTCAGGATGCCCGTCATGTGACACCGAAATTGGGGACTCCTCCACCCCCGACTTAAAACGAATGCACGCCGACCCCCAATCACCCATGGACAGTTTCAGCAGCTCCACGCCGTGCGTCGTCAGCTCATCGGCCACATTCCGGCCCGGCCCCACATGGTTGATCGCCACCGCCACCGGATGATGCGCCGCCACCAACTGCTCCACCGCCGGCGCCACCCAACGTGTCCCCGGCCTGTGCGCAATCTGCTCCGTCAACGCCACACCATCCGGGCGCCGCCACGCCGCCGTGATCGACGCATCAACGCCGTCCTGATCCACACCGATCCCAAGCCCCACCAGCGCCGTCTCAGGGATCTGCTCACGCGTCCGCGCCCGACCCCACTGCAGCTCATCGATCACCGTCTCACTGGCGGTCTCATCGGCATCCAGGCCGCCATAGGCCCGAAGGAACCGGCTTCGACTCTGCGCGAGCTCCGACTCCAGGAAGCCCCGCCGGATCCCATGGTCACGCCGCGGGTGAGCATCCAACGTCAGATCCAGGAGCTCCTCGTCCTCCAACAGCGAGGTGCGCACCCCGCCGACCTCCTCAGGCAACCCCCACTCGAAATGGGCCACTCCCTCGCCGCTGTCGCGTTCGATCGCCTGCCGGCCCTTCTCCCGAGCGTCCTTCAACCATTCCGACCGGCTGGTGCCGGCCGCCGACAGCAGCCACGCCTGCCCCGGCTTCACACTGAAGACAGGCACCCAAGCGTCCTCAAGCGCCAGCTTGTCGGCCATCGAGAACCACCACAACTCATCAACGAACACCAGATCCGGCTCATCACCATGGATCGCGTTCTCCTTCGGCGTGAACGGCCGGAAGAACGACCCAGAACCAGGCCAGGACAGGCCCTCATGGCCGATCGATATCTTCCGCTTCACCCGATCACCCATCGCCGAGCGCACGATCCGCCCAGACACATCACCCCACCGCGCCAGCGCCGCATCCCCTGACTGCGCCGTCATGAACGCCCGCGCCTCCCGCGGCTGCCCACACCTGTGCGCCACCAAACCCGTCACCATCGCCGTCTTCCCGCTCCTCCTCGGCGCCAGAACGTGCACCTCGTTGTAGGCCCACGACCCGTCAGGCAGCACCTCCAAGGCCACGTCGAGCACATACCGCTGCCACGGGAACAGGTCCATCCCGAAGATCGCCTTCGTGATCCTGGCGACAGCCGGACCGAAGGACGGCCGCTCAGGACGCCTGCGAGTCGCCCACCTCGGGGCCGGCCCCCAGGAGCTCGGCCACTCGTCCGG